TTATCCCATAAAAATAAAAGGATATCATGGAAATAAAAGTAACTAAACGCGATAACACCCTTCAACCCTTTGATCTTGAGAAAGTTCACAGGGTTTTATATTGGGCTGTGGAAGGCATCACGGGGGTTTCAATCTCCGAAATTGAACTTAAAGCTAATATTCAACTCTATGATAAAATCTCTGCATATGATATACACGAACTATTGATCAAAAGTGCCGCAGAACAAATCTCTGAATATACACCCAATTACCAATTTGTTGCCGCAAGATTAATTAACTATAAGATTAGAAAAGAAGTTTATGGTTCACATGATCCATGGCATATTGAAAAGCTAATTAAAACAAACATCGAGCGTGGTGTGTATGATCCCGCGATCTTAGATCAATATACCTCTACAGAACTCGATGACCTAAATTCATATATTAAACATAATCGAGATGATCTGTTTACCTATGCAGGTATGGAACAGTTTAGAGGAAAGTATTTAGTTCAGGATAGAAGCACTGGTCAATTATATGAATCTCCCCAGATGTTGTATATGCTTGTCTCCATGACTTTGTTTAGTGGTTATGATAAAGATGTTCGATTAAAATACGTAAAGGATTACTATGATGCTACCTCCCAATTCTATATCTCATTACCTACACCAATCATGGCAGGTGCACGTACTCCTACCCGTCAGTTTTCAAGCTGTGTTCTTATCGAGTCTGGCGATTCGCTCGATTCCATTAATGCTACTTCAACTTCTATCGTAAAATATATTTCCAAGAAGGCAGGAATTGGTATTGGTGTTGGATCTATAAGGGGAGAAGGAGCAAGGGTTGGAGATGGTTCTGTAGTTCATACGGGTCTTATCCCATTCCTTAAATACTTTCAGTCTGCAGTTAAATCGTGTTCACAAGGTGGGGTCAGAGGTGGTGCAGCAACAGCATATATTCCCCTTTGGCATCACGAATTTCCCAACCTTGTTGTCCTAAAGAATAATAAAGGTACAGAGGAAACCCGGGTTCGACACATGGATTATGGTTTCCAATTAAACAAATTAATGTATGAGCGTTTATTGTCTGGTGGCAATATTACTTTCTTTGATCCTAATGATGTTCCTGGATTATATGATGCTTTCTTTGCTGATCAAGAAAGGTTTAAAGAACTGTATGAGAAGTATGAAAGAGCCCGATCAATTAGAAAGAAATCCCTTCCTGCTCTAGAAGTATTTCAGAATCTAATTACAGAACGAAAAGAAACCGGTAGAATCTATATCCAAAATGTAGATCACGCAAATGATCACGGTTCTTTTTGCCCAGAGCATGCTCCGATTCGTATGAGTAATCTCTGTTGCGAAATTGACTTGCCTACAAAGCCTATGAATAGCTACAATGATGGTTCTGGTGAGATTGCTCTGTGTACCCTATCAGCAATCAATTGGGGTTTGATTAATGATCCATCAGAGTTCGAAAAGTATTGTGACCTAGCAGTAAGAGCATTGGACGAACTATTAACATATCAAGAATATCCTATCTTGGCAGCTGAATTGGCAACGAATGATCGTCGTCCTTTAGGCATTGGTATCATTAACCTTGCTTATTTCCTGGCCAAACGTGGTCTTAAATATGACGAATCAGCTCATGAGATTGTTGATGAGTATGCCGAAGCGTGGTCTTATTATCTGATCAAAGCTTCAAACAATCTTGCCAAAGAAAAGGGTATGATACCTCTTAATCATGAAACCAAATACTCTTTTGGTATACTACCTATTGATACCTATAAGAAAGCAGTTGATGAATTAGTTGAGCCTAAACAAAGAATGCCGTGGAATAACCTCAGAGAAGATCTTAAAGATTACGGTATTAGAAACTCTACCCTTATGGCATTAATGCCTGCAGAGACCAGTGCCCAATTATCTAATTCCACAAACGGTGTTGAACCACCTCGTGCATTGGTATCATATAAACAATCCAAAGATGGTGTAATGGCTCAAGTTGTTCCTGGTTACCACCATCTTAAAAATAAGTATGATCTACTTTGGGACCAAAAATCTCCTCAAGGTTATCTAAAGATCTGTGCTATTCTACAGAAATATGTTGATCAAGGGATTAGTGTTAACACTTCATATAATCCACAACACTTTGAAGATCAAAAGGTACCAATGTCAGAAATGATTAAGGACCTAGTTACAGCATATAAGTACGGGACAAAACAATTGTACTATTTTAATACTAATGATAATTCGGGAGAGATCCACCACAGTTCACCCTTACCCGCAGAAGATGACGATGAACAATGTGATTCTTGTGTAATATGAATGATAATGATTATGAAAACCCCCAGATCAGATAATATATTTTATGAATGGAGTATAGAATTAAAAGATGAAAAAGAGTCACCTACACCAACCGACATTCTTCGGAGACCCCTTGGAGATAGTTAGGTACGACGAAGTGAAATATCCCCAGCTACTTAAAATGATCGAGTTGCAAAATGGATTCTTCTGGACCCCAGATGAGGTTGATGTGTCGAAGGATAAGAAAGACTTTAACGAGTTAACTGATTCCGAGAAACATATCTTTACCAGTAATCTTAAAAGACAGATCCTTTTGGATTCAGTTCAAGGTAGAGAACCAACTCTTGTGTTCTCCCCTATCTCCTCACTTCCCGAGGTAGAGACCTGGATGACAACATGGGCATTCTTTGAGACAATCCACTCTCGTTCTTATACTCATATTATTAGAAATGTGTATCCCGATCCTGGTACTGTGTTTGATGACATAATGACTAATAAAGAAATTATTGATTGTGCTCATGATATTACCCATTACTATGATGATCTGGAAAAAGCGAACAAGGGTAAAATCGACATATATAATCATAAGAAGAAACTTTGGATGGCTCTTATGAGTGCTAATGCTCTTGAAGGTATTAGATTCTATGTCTCCTTTGCTTGTTCTTGGGCATTTGCAGAACTTAAAAAGATGGAAGGTAATGCCAAGATCATTAAGTTTATTGCAAGAGATGAGAATGTCCACCTTGCCGCTACTACAACAATTATTAGAAATCTTCTTAAAGAAGATAAAGACTTTGTTAAGATACAAAAGGAATTAGCAAAGGAAGTAGAAGATATGTTTGTCTCTGTTATTGAACAAGAGAAAAGATGGGCAGAATATCTTTTCAAAGATGGTTCAATGATTGGTCTTAATGAAAGGTTATTGTCTGATTATGTGGAATGGATTGGTTGTAAACGAATGCGATCTTTAAATATTCATTGTCCGTATCATGTATCAAAGACAAATCCATTACCTTGGACTGAGAAGTGGATTGGTGGTAGTAATGTACAAGTTGCTCCTCAGGAAACAGAAATCAGTTCTTATGTGGTTGGTGGTGTAAAGCAGGACGTTGATGAGAACACACTAAACAATTTGGAGTTATGATGATAGTAGAAATATATGGAAAAGATAATTGTCCCCAATGTACCAAAGCTGAATTCCTATTACAGAGCACACAATTAGAAATTAGTAAATTACTTCTCGGTAAAGATTTTTCTCGGGAGGAACTTTTAGAAAAGTTTCCCACCGCCCGTACCTTCCCTCAGATTACCATTGATGGTATTCATATCGGTGGTTGTGACGAACTGGAGAAATACTTAGATCAATGAATAGTGTCATAGAGATGGAGTGCAGCAATTGCTACAATACCACTTCTGTCTCTTATGATCCTGAAGAAACCCCCATCCCGGGATTTTGCCCTGTATGTGCAGAGCCGGCTAAAGATGAATTAGAACCTCTTGACTTTTCATGAATGAATGGACCTATAAAGGAAAGGTTTGGGAACCACCCAAAGACTTTTCCCCAGACGACGCATATGGTTTTGTCTATATCATTACCAATACCGAAAACGGTATGCAGTATGTAGGAAAGAAGTTCTTTTGGAAGTCTAAAATCCTACCTATAACCAAGACAAGAAAACGCAGAAAAAGAACCCTGGTCGAATCTGATTGGAAAGAGTATCATGGATCCAATAGGTTAATAAAAGAATCTATTGAAGACAAAGGTACTATTCACTTTGATCGAGAGATCCTTTACTTCGGTAAAGCAAAGGGCGAACTAGCTTACATTGAAGCTCGTGAACAATTTGAAAGGGAAGTTCTGCTTGACGACAACTATTATAATGGTATCATTTCTTGTCGAATCGGTTCCCCCTCGGTAAAAAACCTAAAAAAGAAGTTTACAAGCACCTAAATCTGTGATATAATAAATACATATTATAAGAGGAATTCTCCATGGGTCAAGTTATTAAGTTTCCAGGTGGAAAGATCCAGCCAGAACCAGAAGAAATAATGGATCGGCTGGAAGAAGAATATTTCCGAAAGGAAGCAGAAAAAGAAGATTGTGTAGTATTGGCAAAATACTGCTTTGACCTAGTTGAGAAAGCAATTAAAGAGAATGCTTATACCGACTCTTATTCTCATATGGATTTTAGAAATCCTGCCACCCAAGAATCCAAAGATATGTTTGTTATAACAAATCTTATTTCCGCTCTCCTGTATAGATCACTAGGACACGAACACGTTCTAGGAACAGCAATAAATGATCTGTATGAACAACTTCAAATTCTCCTGGTAGAACAGGCTCTGGAAGACGAGGACATTGACTTTTGATTACTGTCGACGAAAGACTACTAGATAAATCTATTGTTGACCTAGGTAATACTCTTAATGATCCTAATGTTCCCGAGACCACCTATCGATCAATCTCTAGTTTATATCGTACTCTTACCGGTATTAGAAATCATACTCTATCCCGTAATGAGTACTGGACAGAGATACAATACCTAGCCTGGCTAAAGAACGCAGGAAGTTTTACGTTTGAAGAATTACTAGAGTTACACGATTTCCTAAACATACCGGATCAAGTTTTAGATAACAGCGACTATGTTGAGGAAGCATTAGAAAATTTTATACTAAATCCTCTGTCAGATGATTCGGGAAAAAGTATTATAAAAGGAATAGCATTCGAATGTATGAAGATGGATGTTAAAGAAAGTATTAGTATGATACCAATTGAGAAATTATATAAAGGTTAGATATGAGTAACACAAAAAGTTCGTGGCACGGTGGAAAAGGTTCCGGCCGAAGAAACGGTAAAGGATATGCCGAGAACTACGCAAACATTAAATGGAATTCCGATATTAAAGAACCAGGTGAAGGCCAATCCTTTGGAGAGAATAAATTGAGCGAAGATGATATATTA